CTTGTAAATAGGGATCAGGTTTTTCCATATGTTGGAACCTACAAAGGCTTAAGCAATTTTATAAACCTATTTGGTTATAAAGACACACTAGACGTTAAGGAATTTTGGCAAAACACCAACAATTCATCGGCTGCTCTAAACCAATTTGCTCTAGTTAATATAACTGATTTCTTAGATGATGGCAAAATTGATAACATGGTACATGTTTCAACCGGTGGAGCAGTTTTAGATTCTGGTCAATTTAAAAAGACCTCATTTATTGCCCTGTGCTATCAGTTTACTAAAGCCACAGATAATTATGATGAAGATGGCTTACCAGAAGTAATTGAAACAACTGACTTTACCCCAGCTGAAATTTTCTATAAATTAGACGGCCTTGCTAAAAAGGTAAAACGCGAAATTTTACCTATTCATGTAGTAGTTCGAGATATTATTGGCGAGTTTATATTTTTTGAAAAATTCAATATTAGATATTGGTCAGACGACGTACAATCAAGAAGTATTGATATTAATACTAAAATTAAAGCAGCTGTTGATTTTCCAGGTTCAACAATTGCGGTTCCTTATATTAGAGATATTCGACCAATATTTTATTCAGCTGAAGCTGATTCAACTGATCCAACTAAAATTTTAACAGGCTTTCCTAAATATTCGTTTAACACTGGTAAAAATAAAAGTGGAGTATTTTCTGCAATTGCTAATCCATACGATAACCAACAACACTATTCAGCAACTCAACACCTGGCATTAATTAGTGCAGTTGAGGTTTTCTATAATCAAGTACAAACCGAAGAGTGGAAAAAACACGGTAAGGCCTATTACTGGTCAAATGGAGAAGTTAACGTTAAAGAACAACTTGCATGTCCAATTATATTAACAGCTAACCTGCCTAAATATAAAATAATGGACTATGACGGAATCACATTTGCAGACTTAGAAACAGAAGGAGCTAGGGTCAGAGATATTATAACATATTTAAATTTAGTTGATGCTGAGTGGATTATTACCAAAAATGCACCTAACCCATATAAGTGGAGTTTCCGTGGATCAATCTATGATTTTAATCAAATTGTTCACTTTTTACCCTATGTTGGAGACTACTTAATTGAATTAAGAGTTTACGACCAATTTGCAGGTATTTCAGTAGACTTTATTAAGTTTACCGTAAAACCAACAATAGCATCAACCGTTGGATTTACCAGAACTTCTGATAAATTTTCATATCAATTTAAAGATTTAACCAATGTTACAGTTGGAGATATGGGAGGTAGTTATATGTTTAACCCAAATGTAACAATTGCGTCATTTACACAAAAAATAGGGGCAATTGATTTAGAAAAGGAACTTTTTGATTGGGCATATTATTCCGCAAATTTTAGTAATAATACTTCACCGACTAGTGCCAAAATAAAGGATAAATTAACCGGTCAATATAAAGAATTGGGCGACTCTACCCTAACTTCAGACTACTCTTATAGTTGGGGATTAGGCGAAAACTCACTAAAACCTAGAATGAGTGATCTTGCTGATGCTAAAATTGGAGACCTATTTCATACAAAATTCTATCAATTGTCTTATCAATCTGATTTTTTACAAGGATTTTCAATTGCGGCTCCGACCATAGGTTACAAAATTAGATTGGGTCTACATGATCCATATACAGTGCCTAGCTATATTAGCGTTACCAATTTAGTTGATCAATTAAATATTTCAACGCATAGTGCAATTTCTAAATTTAGATATCGTGCGGTAAATAATCAAGTATATGCAACCGCAAAAGAAAGTTCAAATACAAATAATTTTACCGTAAAAGTAACTCAACTATAATATGTCAGTATTCGCTTTTTGTTATCAATTAACTATACCAGATTCAGTTGAAAGATTTGGAAAAACTTTAGTGTATACTCAACCGGGAGAACCACAACCAATTTCTATACAATTGGACCAAATGTATATGGAAGTATCAATGGGCCCAGAAGGAAATACCTATTATTTTTGTGCATCTGGACAAAGTGAACCAGTTCTTTTAGTATCTGGTCAAATTTCAAATTTCTCAGAATACGGCATGACCTTAACTGGAGGTTTTTCTCCGTGTACAGCGGATGATGAGTGTTCTCCTGGATATATTGGCGATCAAACCGAGTCAATGTGTTATTCAATTGCAATTAACACAGTAGATAATTCACTATCGGATGTAGAATTTCGGTATACTCCAGTCGGCGACCAATTTTATTCTCAGGTATTTGCATCAAACTGGTCAACTTATACTACTTCGGGAAATGTCAGAACACTATATATGTGTTCATCAACGACACCAACTATATTATTATACGGTGAACCTATATTTGACCCAGAATCATATGGAATTATAGTAGCCGGCGGCACCTCAACCTGTACTAGCGATTCAGCATGTGCGCCAGCTTCGACGCCAGTAAATTGTACACTAAGCGCTTGGGGTTATGGTGCAACTCAAGAAACTTGGGTGGCTGGCGCATTTTCACCGTGCCAATTAAGAAACGGCTCATATCAAAGATTTCAAACTCGCTATGTAATAACACCGGCTTCGGGCGGAGGTACATGTAATGGTGCAACTATTGAATATACAGCATGTACGCCGGCATCAACCGGAACGGTTGCTACCTTAACTACACCAACTGTTAGTGCAATAACTGCAGGTACTGCAACTGTAACCACAACAATTTCAAATAACGGCGGCAGTGATGTAACAGCAGTAAGATTTAGGCTATATCAAAATTCAGTTTTAGTATCAAATATAGCCATAACAAGCTTTAATCTTGGAATTTCTGTGCAGTTTACTGGATTAACGCCGCTTACTCAATATACAGTGGATGCAGTCGCAACTAACTCAACTGGAAATGGTACATCTCAAATTACGACATTTACTACCCTTAGTAATAGTAGTATATCAACTCCAACTATAAGTAACCTAACTCAAACCGGCGCTACCCTAAGCTCAACATTTACTAATAGTTCTGGCGATATCTACACTAGATATGGTCTTTTATTTAAACTGGGTAACTCTACCAATTTAGTAGATGGCGCAGCTGGCGTAGTTAGAGTTGACACCGGCGTGCTTGCACCAAATATTAGTCCAGCTGCCTTAATTAGTCAATTGAGCGGTCTTACCGCAAATACTCAGTATTATGCAAAAGCCTATGCTCAAAAAGACGATGGGCTTACCTTTTTATATTCAGCTGCAGTATCGGTCAACACCGCAGGTATTGCAACTGGTACTAATTTAGCCCAATTGGGGTTAACAACAATTGCTTTATCTGGAAGTAATGAATCAGCTGAATCATATAGATTTATTACAAATTCTGCTGCAAATTCAAACCGATCTTATATTTCAACGTTTGACCCGTCCAGTGAAGATCCTACTCCTGGTGTATATCAGTTAACGACTACTCTACAACAGGTTAATTTAACTACTCTAACCTGGGCAGTAGAAAGAAAACTTAGTCCAAGTGATACTACATGGAAACCGTTTGCAATAGTCAACGGAACAACTGACCTTGCATCAATTCAAGCTCCAGAAATGTGGACATATTATCAATATGCAGCAGATTTAACTTCCCTTGCATTTAGGCCAAGTGTTCCAGGCTATTATCGACTAGTCTTGTCTGGTTTGTTTCAAGACGGATCTGAATTTAGCGTAAATAGAGAGCTGGTAATCGGTCGCCCAGTTTCCGATATAGATTTATCGTATACTCAATTAAGACAAGGAATAGCTTCGATGGTTCAAGTTACGACCCAGCCGGACTCACCAGAGTGGATTCCTGAATTTGCAACAGACGGTCTATATAGCGTAGCTGTTAGTCAAAGTGGCACAACTCTTTTGGCTAACTTTATATCAAACAATGTAAATAGATCATTTACTGCACTATGGGTAATTGCCACTGACAATCAACAGGTTACGCCAACCTTAACCGTGATCTATAATTCACCATTTAAAAATTCGTCGCTACTAAATAGTTTTACTAAACAGATTCCAGTAACAGTATTACCCCCAATGCCGGTTATAGACTTTGCCAATTTACAAATATTTGCAAATCCAATCAGCAGCGGCTCAAATATCACATTTAGTGCTGCTACTGAATTTGTTAATAATTATGTTATTACATCAAGTTTAGGATCAGGAACAACAAATAACCCAATAACATACAATAGCGTTGCAGCTGGCACATATGATATTACTGTAACTGGAACAAACAATAGTACAGGTGTTATTCAAACAACATCTTCAACCAGATCGCTTATTATACAAGCTGCATCTCCAATTTTATCGCAGGTGCCTCAACAAACAGTGGGCAGAAACCTATATGTAGATATTAATACACTGTCTTTTGTTAATTTAAATGGGTCAATATTTAACGGACTTAATATAACAGCAAACCCAACCCAAGGAACAGTAACCTTTAATAATTACGTAATTAGATATATTCCAAACCAGGACTATACTGGAACTGACCTGTTTACATTTAGAGTACTTGGATCAAGCGGCACCTCATCAAATAGAGTCAATGTATCAATCTTAGTAGCTGCTCCAAGTTTTACCGTCGGATCTGCTAACGCCCCTATTGTTTTTAATTCAACTGAGGTTGGCGCAAGTAGAGACCTAACTATACCAATTACAAACACAGGCTCCTCTAGTAAACTTGCAATACAGACAATAACACTAGACCAAGACTCAGATGAATTTAAACTGGTATTAACCTCTGGTCAAACTGAAACTGAGGTTAGCGCAATTAATAGTATTGATATTAACCCTAGCGATACATATAACGTAAAAATTAGAGTTCAACCAAACTCAATTGGAGTTAGATCTGCTAAATTAAAAATTAACCACAATTAATGCCAATCACCTACGTTAACATATCTGCAATTGGCTTACCTAGTGCCAATGTTGTATTTAGTTCAAATAATAAGTATTCTTATTATGAGCCAGTTGACACCTACTCTAAGGAGCAAATGTCAAATCTTGAGCAACTAAAATTGTATGGAATTATACCAGCGTTTGACGTCGAAAACCTTATGGTGTATGCCCCGCTTAACGATCAGATTTACGGAAGAAAGTTTATTGAAAATGGTGTTGAGGTACTTAGAAAGGTGCATGAACCAGAATATTGGAAAAATCTTGGGTATATTTCATATAAAGACGGAAAACAAGTAGGATTCATTCCTTCATTTTTTACTAAAAATTCATTGGATATTTCTGAATTAAAAATTGCGACAGATCGCCTAACTGTTCCCAAACATCTTCCAGTGTTTATCTCTGCAAGAGAAGTCATGGGAAAATCTACAGTTTTATGGAAACTGGTCAATGTTACAGCCGGTTCTTCTCCAGTTACAATGGCAGAGGTTGAAGCAGGCTGGACTTTTATTTGGAGATTTGACGAAGCAGGCGAATATGAAATATCTGGAACAGTTATAGATCTCTGGGGAAATGAACACCCTCTTCCAGAAAGACGATTCGTTAAGGTACTGACCAAAGACGACTATATTGACTATATTGAAAGTAGTTTAAACTCAAGGCCAATCACTTCAAGTTTAGCTAAAAACTCTCTACGAGCAGATGCCCAAATGATTGATATTAATTTTGATGATTATGAAATCTTATCAGACGGTACAATTATCAACCGAAATAATGGAACAGAGATAAATTTAAGTACGATCTAAGCCAGTTTCTGTTTTGTTAGTACAAGAAGGCTAATCGGCTATTATTTGCAAGCTAACACTCTGCTAATAAATAACAAAAAATAGAATAAAACAAATGGCTTTTGTTGCACTATCCCTATCAACACAAGAAATTCTAGAAACTACGTATGTATCAGATATGCGTATTATCTCTAACAGCAATACCGGATTGCTTAAGAGTAAAGTAGAAGATCTAATTAACAACTTAAAAATCGACCTTTCTGATAAAAAGATCGGAGTTGACCCGGACACAACCTTAACTCCATTAACAGAGTTAAAAACTAGAGTACTAACCATTCAAAATGGCCAGCTGTACTTTAAAAACGCAAACGGTACTGCAGATTTAATTAAATTTGAAACTGATACAGTTAACAGCGCAACCGTTGGTAAAATTACAACAGGTTTGCTTGTAGCAAATGCATCGATTTCATCAGCGGGTCTAGCAATCTCTGGTACATCAACCTTTACTGGTGCAATTACAACAAACGGCCAATCCAATTTAGTTGGATCCGTAAATATCACAGGAAGTTTCTCTAATAGCCGAGAAGACGTTACCAAAACGTTAGTTGCGGTAGCTGGTGCAAACCGAGCAAAAGCCGAAGTTACTCTAACTGCAACTAGTAAATCATTAATTATATTAACTCTTGATGCAAGCTCATTCTATAGCGGATCTGCTTTCCAGAGTACAATTACAGACGGTATTGATATTGTTCTTATAAACGACGCCACTTCTCCGGTAAGAAGCGGTCAAGAATTTACAATTATGGTACGCGCCGTCACCTATACATCAGGTGGAACAGTTACTCACGTAAGTGGAGTATACGAAACCTTTGCTACAACAAATACAGCAACTCATAAAATTAGAGTAATTGGACAAAACTTTGCAGTATTAGACCAAGATGCGGTTGGATTAGATTCAACTCATACTACGCTAGCTTCACAATGGGCAGTTGGATTAAGTAGTAACCTATTTACATCTTCTGTTACCTTAATGAATGTTGGAACAGTTAAAAATAGTGCGAACCTTCCTGCAAGTTGGGGAGCAAATCAATCAAGACTTGTTGTAACTGGTGCTTCAAACGCCATCTATAACATTTAAAAATAAAACCCTGAGCGCAAAATGGCAGTTGCTCCTATTATAAAACCAATAACAACTAGAAAGGGTATATTTTACACTTTCCAGAGTTCATTAGAAGACTTAACTTTATCATTTAATAATAGTGGTAATCAATTTAAGTTTTCTAACTTTGTGCTTTTAAATTTACCTAATGTTGGAACACCAGACGGGACGCCTTCAGATAATAAGCTATTCTTTAAAGCTCAAGGTGAAACCTTAATGACTGATCCGGGTCTTTATAACCAAAGCAATCAAAACTACAATTTAGCTCAAAGTTTTCAAAATTACGCTTTGAATCTAGAAGCTTTATTGATTTCTCAAGATTCTTATAATAGAGAATTGCCGCTTAACGTATCGGAAAGAGTTTTTTGGAAATGGTTAAAGGAAGCAGGAGCTATTCGCTGGAGAGGCGCTAACACGCTAGAAACTTCTACTGCTAGCATTTTTACAGAAGAGGACGAAGCAGTAGGCTCTTCATATAGTAAAGTTGTACAGTATATTGGTGAAATTGATATTGTTAACTCGTATAAAGGTAAAGAAAACTCATATAGCGAACTTTACCTACATGTTCCAAATAACGTAGGTTCAACTCCATATACTCTATTTAAGTCTATCGCTGACGATAATTATAAGCCAAATATGACAATTACACACAGTCCAGATTTACCTGAAGACCGTGAAACAATTGTTGGTCGCCACTATAGTGATACTCACCCTCAAGGATTAAGTCTAAATGCATTTTATGATTTAGATGATTCAACTGTTCTTTTAGAGCAAGCCCCATATGCTGGGTCTACCTATACTGCACAAAACTGGTTTCAGGGAACCTTAAATAATTCATACTATACTGATGGTACTTATGATGCACCATCTGCTACTTGGAAATATAATACCGCAACCAATAAGAAAATTAAAAAGAGTAAAACTAATGGCGGTGTAACCACAACTATTAATTATACCAGATCAACTTTAGACGGGGTATGTTTAGATTTTGCAATTAGCGATTACTTAGTTGCAACTCAAAATGCAAAAACGGCCTTTTCCGGCCTTAACGACATTAATGTTCAAAATAAAAACTTTGATTTTAACACAGTTCTTGTTTATTATGATGTAATTGATCCAGTAACTAAAGTATTAAAGGCTAAGAATTTATATGGTGTACTTTTCTTAAATAAAATTCAACCAAACGGTTTAGAATTTGAAATACCAAGACTCGCTAAATATAAGCCAGATCCATTAAGTAAAATTAATGGTAACTCTTATGCATTTAAACTTAACGTGAAATTCGATACTTCAATTGAAGATGTTGCAGTAGAACCAATTAAAAATATTAATGCAAACGCTGGATTCAGTTTAGAGCTTTTTACAGACTTAATGAATCGTTTTCAAACCGTTGCAATTAATCAGGAGGCTAAATTAACCCAATTTACTCAATTACAAACTGACTGGGAAAAAGTTAAGTCAAGTCTATTAACTACTAGTAAAACTTCTGATATAGAATCAAGACTTTCAAGCTTAGAAAAAGCTCTACTTGCAAATAGTGCGCTATTTTTAAATACTAAAAACGTTATTGAGAAAATCACAAACGTCGAAGGTCAACTTACAAATTTTGTAGCAGGCAAGACTTCTCTTGAAGTTGCATATAATACAGATGTTGTAAAAAGCGGATCGGGGATAGGAATTAGCCGAGGAATCAGTAACCAAATCGTTGTCAACAATGAAACACCAGATTACAATTTTGAAACAAGCCCAATCTTTGATATTGCGCTAGCTCAATCAATTCCTCTAGTACCATTTAGTAATTATTATAGACATGAAAAATCTGGGAATTCACATACCCTAACTGGAAATCTGGTTTTAAAAATTAACGATACCTTAACTCAATGGAAAAAAGGCCAAGTGTTAAGATTAGTATTTGCAGATCCAGTTTTAACAAACGGATATAATATTACACTATCAACTGATGCATTAGCTAGATCTACAAATTTAGATTTTTCTAGTGTTACTCAAGCATACAACACAAGAATAGGAATATTAACAGATTACGGCTGGTCCAGCGATAATCGACCTATTTTCGAAATCATTTGTATAAATTCTTTAACCTTGGACTTTAAAATAGATAGAATACGATAATGGCTGAAGGAACTAATTCTTTATCAGAGATCTTAAATTCGCTTGGCGTACAAACCGCTAACGCACAAGAGCTTATTTCAAAAATGAATCAGGCTCTAACTACAAATTCTAGCCAAGTTGAAGTTACTCGAATCGATGCAGATGATCCAACTTTAAGTACAACTATTCCAATTCCATCAATTGGATATATGAATGGTCGTATTGAAGAAATCGATACTAAATTTAAGACTCTTCTTAACGCAAACGGTAATACAATTGGAGTTAAGGACGATCAAGGCAACGTTAAACGATTTGAGCTTAACGACATAACTAAAACTATTTCAGATCTTGAAAAAATCGGAGATGCGAGTTTAGGGTTACCAACCAGATTTAAAACCAAAAATAACTGGTTTTTTGAGAGTTTCCTTAGCCCACTACTATATGTTCCAATTGACGTAACTAATTATGTATCAGATGATATTTCTAAGTTTGAAATTAGAAGAGTTATTGTAAATGTTGGAGAAGATACTGACTTAATTACATTTTTTAATAATAATTACAAAGGTAAAAATTCCGTTAATTACACAACTCTATTAAATGATTTAGTAAATGCTGGAATTTCTTATTTTGAAGATACAAATATTGTAGATTTACCTGGAGCAATTAACAGATATCGCGGAACGTTTAAAGTTCAAACCATTTCTGAAATAACTGTGCCTGAAACTATTAACGGCGAAATCCTAAGTTACAGTAAAGTAAAATACGTTCTTGATAAATTAGAATACACAGATGTAACTGGATCTACTCCAGCTGCACAGCGAAGAGAATTATCGGTTGGCGCTAGAGTAATAACTGAAGAAAATTCAGAATATCTAGTTGAGTCAGTTGATACTAAAGATAAATCAGTTATTTTAAAAAGAGTATTTGGATCAGATGGAATTGTTCTTTTTGAAAACCTAAGAATTAAACCTGAACTATATAGATCACCAACTCTTGCTGTAAACATTGGATATAACGAACGCGAAGTAATTTTTATAAAACCAATAAGTTCAAAAATGGACTTAACCGTTGATTTTATTTCAAACGGATTTGGAATTTACACAAATGAATTGCAAATTACTCTACAAAGCGGACAAAATTTAACGCTAAACGAATACTACAATAATTTTGTTGCAGATTTTGGCTTATTGTTTTTATCATTTGCAAAGGAAAAGAAATTGCCGAATTCTCTAGGATTTCAGCCAAATTCGCCAACCCTTAGTTCAGCAAATTTTAAAGTTTTACAAATAGATTCACACGTAACTAATACGGACGCTGCGTCTACTGTAAAAACCTTAGTTTCACAAAAAGAATCAATTAATTCTCAATTAAGAGAATTAGACAAATCAATTGATACTCTTAAAAAGACAATTAACTCATCAGGTAATCAAAATGATGCAATTCGACTTAAAGCACAATCTGATTTAAATAATAAAACTTCAGCAAGATCGCAGTCATTTTCTCAATTATCAACGGTAGTTAAAGAACTTTCGCTAAACGTAAAAACCTCACCAGAATTTAGCGTTTCTCCTAAATATCGTGTTAGAGGATTTTGGGAAATTCCTGCGGATATTGATTCGCCATATGGCTTACAAAAAACTGTTCAGTTTAAAATTGCATACAGGTATCTAAGTTTAAACAAAGATGCAGCCGCTGCTGACCCTATTACATTTACAGATGCAGCTGGAACTCAAAGAACTGGCTATTTTTCTCCATGGACAGAGACTTTAACAAAGGCTAAGCAAAAGACATATAACTCAACAACCGGTCTTTACGAATGGACTGAGGAAAATGTTGCAGATCCGGAATCAGTTAATATTAATCAATTGGATATTGCAATTAGAAAAGGTGAATCTGTTGAAATTAAAATTAAATCTCTTTCTGAAGCAGGTTTTCCAGATAATCCAGTTGAATCAGAGTGGTCTGACGCTATTACAATAGACTTTCCATCAAATATTCAATCAGCAGAAGAAAATACCCTTATTGCTCAGCAGGCAATGGCAGACGAGAGTAGAATTTCCCTACAGGAAGAATTAAATGCTAGAGGATTAGATCTTCACTTATCTACCGCCTTTACTAGTAAAGATAAGTATTATTCACATACAACAGATGCGGTTGCGTCAGGATTCTTTTTAGCAGACGGCACCGCTATTTCTTTATACGATAAGTTAAAAGAAATATCAGAGTCTCTTTCAGCAATTCAGGCGTCTCTTTCTACCGCAACAGCTGAACTTATTATTAGCATAATTACCCCAGAGGGTAGCGAAGTACAGGTTACAAATGGCCAAACCGTTGATTTGTTTGCTGGATATTATGTAGACTCTGCTAAATTAACAGACGGTTCTTTAGATAAAGGTAAAGTTGTATCTAAAGAATATCAAGTTAAGATTAGAAATGCTTCGCAAACCCCGCTTGAATTACTTTCAACCTTAGGCGGAGGAATTGGAGTGGCTGCACCAACATCTTTCCCAGGTGCAAATACTGATACTCAATACAATACATATTTAAGATACGATAAAGCTCCAATTAATTTAAATGGAGTTTCTAGAGCAGGCTTTGCTGCATTTACACAAAGAACCGGCTATCAATCATCCCAAGTAAAAAGCCAATATATCTATGCTAGATACTTTAATGCGGATAATAGTAAGCGCCTCTATTATGGAGATATGCTAGACCAATCTGCTTCAACTTCTAGTATCAATGTGTCATCGTATGCAACTAACCAAAACTATAAATTTACTGATACGGTAAACGTAGTCCCCGGAAAACCTAACTATATGGGTGGACACTATATTCCATCTATTCCTGGTGCAGCAGGCTCGCTTGATGTTTGGAATGGCGGCCTTTCCGGCGGAGTTCCTACTGGAGGTGGAACCCTTACTGAATTCTGTATTCATAAAGATCACCCATTCCTTAAAAACTTAGGAAACGGTTCATTCAATGGTAATAATTTCTTAGGCCTTAGTGCAAGCGCACCATACGAAGTTTCAGGAAATGCTATCACAAATACAAGTCAAGTATATTTACCGTTTTCACACGCGGTTCACTTTAACACAAGCGCAGAAGCAGGAACCAATGAATTTGGAGTTCCATACTATGCACAAGCGGAAAGGGTAACCCCAGAATCTCCTTATGCATATAGCGATGTATTATATTCAGCTCTAAATACTTTTCCAATTAAAATTGGATTTGGGACAGGCGATGATTATCTAATTGGTGCAAAAACTTGCGGGTCATACTTATTTATGATGCCACAATCATATGCAGCTATTTCAGTAGACGGATCAAACGCAAGATCATCAAAAAGAACAGTTTCTGCCGGATCTGCTGCTTCAATAACAGTTCCAGTAGTTTTCCAATTTAGAACAACTGATAAAATCGGTGAAATTGGAGGTTGGTCAACCGGTCAAAAATTAACTAATATTACATATACAAAAATTATTGGACTTGATATTTACACTAAGAGTGGATTATTTGAGTTCGATATACAGGTTAGTGGTAAGCATCAGCGTGATACAATTATTACTTCGCCAACTATATTTACGCCACATGGCGGATCAGGCGGAGGCGGCGTTTACATATCAGATTTAACTGATATTCTTAGAAGCTCAGCATTTAATTTATCACTGAACTCTTCTCTAAGTGCATTTGGGTAATATAAAAATTAAGTATGACACATGCCATTATCTTATAAAAAGATTACACCCTTTGACACATCATTTGGATTAGTTAGAACTAACCCTAAACTTACAGGTAATGTTAAGTTAGTGGTAGATGCTAACCAAAATTTATATTTTGAATCAATTGAGGCAAGTTCTGAATTAGCAAATGATAAGTATAAAGCCTATCCAATTGACCCAACGTCTAATCATGATTCAAATCTATATAGATTTTTTAGTAATGGAAATACGCCAGAATCAATTGTATTTGGCGTAAAAACAAATGTCGCACTGGATTCAACATCATCAAATTTTGCTGACCAATACGATTTTTCTGAATATTTTTCAGGCGCGCGATACTGTATATCAAAGAATTATTCTGAAAAGTTCAAGTACTTTGCGCCAATATATTTAAATAAAGAGGTCCCAGAAAAATTTGTAATTTTTAAAATCCCTGGGGCAAGTCACTTGCCAATTTCGGAAACCAAAGCAAGCTATCCATATGCCAAGGCTGGACATTTAAAAAGCATACTGGATGATGCTCAAATTATAAAAACCTTTGACTTAGGAGTAGACTCGCATATCGGTAAGTATCTTAAAAAGATGCAGAGCAATCCGTTATTTCCGTCGACTACACTAAACTTTCCATTTAACAGAGGGTTGCTTGCATCATATTCGGGAGTTGCCTATAAAGTTGGCTGTTACACTGAAAAATTTGAAAACCTACAAGATCTAATTATAGGCGGTAAAACTATTACTGACTTTGAAGAATATGTAACTCTAGGTTATGAGAGAAACTCTGTAATTTATCCAAATATTCTAAATCTAGAATTTCTATTTGACGACACGTCAGACGACTTTGAATTTAATAGATATTTTGGAATTTACTGTAATACTGTAGATTTAGCCGAGCTAGATTTTGACTTAAGCGATCATGCTGCGCTTGCATTAAATTCTCCAACCATTACTGATCCTAACACATATGAATATGCGCAAACACCATTTACCCAAACTAATGAAAATGGATTAGATCTAAAATTTTATTCAATTCCAGCGTCTATTTCTTCAGCACTGTCTGAATTAGACGGAGCCGGCATTATTACGATTGAAGATAAGTTAGGTAACTTACATAAAGTTACGCAAGCAAATATTTTAGATTCAAAATTAAAGATTTCGAGTAAATCAATAGATTTGTCTCTACTACACGGTCCAACTGAAACATTTATGGAAGACTCTGCCGATTATACAAAAGGTGGAATCCAATCATTTATTGAAATTTCAATTGACGCAATCCCAAACCACCTAGATCAACTTAGAATTTATTATCCAAATGGAAAAGCGACTAATCAAAATTCTAAGAGATTTGAAACACTTACTGCAGTATCTAATTTTTCATATAATGGGTCGACTCTACTTGGAGCGCTTGCTCTATACAATGAATATGGGCCAGATCAATTTTACTATAGTATTAATGTTGTACAGCAGGAAGATCTAGCGACTCAATTACAAAAAATTGCAGAGTCGATAACCGAAGCAATTAACGCTATACAAAACAGTGGATTTAAAGCATTTTCTTATCAAAACCGAATATTTATTGTTGTAAATACCGAAGGTAATGTTTCATTGGAATATGCGGCCCAATATATTCCAGCCAGTAGCGACCTTAAAATAACTATATCAGAAGAGCCAATTTTTAAGAAAACGGCGGCCGACCTACTTGGAACAAGTTCTAGTACAACTATCGATTTAACTAATAGCGATTATATTGTATATGGCGAAGCTTCACCCAGTATTAATCAAACTAACTACTTATTTGGTACTTTGATTGCAGAAGCTGGAGTAAAAACCCTAACGTTTGGTATAGGAAATTTAGACCAAACTGACATAATTGGATGTCAAGTAGTTAATTTTAAGCCCGGCTCAGCACTATCCTCGCATATTTCAGTTGAAGGCCAATATTTCAATAAATTACATACAAATAAGGCAGATATTCTAGTACAATCACCTTCTGGTTGGGTTGAAATTGAAAATATTGTTAAGAGTATAGATTACATAAACACCAATACATTTACTAGCGAAGCTGATAAAATTAAAGCAGTAGACTATTACGATAATAATATAAACGTATTAACAGAAAACGGCACAGAAGCTCTTTTAAAATTTGGACTAGTTCAATTTAAAAAGAAATATAAACCAACAATTAGTGCATTATCAATTATCCCAATTAAAGATTTTGATTTTGACCATACTGATAGCCAATACTCGTCTACTCAATTAAGTGATGTCTGGAAATCTGCATTTATTCCAGAGGGAATTAATATGATTAACCTAGGAAAATCTGCATATCGAGTTTTAAATGGTAGTATTAAAATTGGAACGTCTACATATAGTGATGGAGATTTAATTGAAAAAACAGTACTACCGACGGTTGTTAAATTTGAAGCGATAAACGGAGATCCGTTTGTAATTCCAGCACTATCACTAACAACACCTACTTATGATGTTGAGCTTGCTGAGGCTACTCCAGATATTTTAGATTTTAAAGGATTTTTTACAATCACGTCAGACTATGCTGAAGTTTCTCCTTCTAAAACAGTATCATACATTTATCGAGATAGATTTACAAGCGGAAAAATTACATCAGAGTACGACTCAAATTACGAAAGATTTTTAATTGAAAATGCTGGAAAAAACCGATTGGTTAAGTACATCTGTAAATGGGGCGCCGACGGTTCCCTTGATTCAAGATCAAACCCGTATCGTTTGAATGCGGATTTAGTTTTTGGTGTAAATAATTTTTCACCCGAGCCAAATAAAGTTGAGCCAGATTCAAGTTTAATGACGCATGAGTGGTTTTATATTGAATCTCTATATGATTATATTAATGACATAACGGCCGCGTCTCAAAACAAACTATATTTTGATACGCCGTTTAACCCAACACTAGCTGTAACGCAAGCTGGATATTTTGAGGACTACTTTATTTTTACTCCAAGTTATTTAAATAATGGCGTTATGACGCCTTGTGCAAGAACGCAATATAGATTTTCCCAAATTAAAAAAGACTCTGTGTCTGGCATTGCTAAATCTATATTTAAAGGAATTAAGTTTGTATTTAAAGAGGTCGTGCAAGATACAGTGGAAAAGGAATTATCAGGGGCTCTTAAATACGTTAGAGAATCTAATCGTTTTAATAATTATCGCTTTACTTCAATCCTAAAGGTAATAGAAGAGACACCATATTCTGGTGAAAATCCTATTCAATTTAAATTTATTGAATCTAAGGACTTTAAATTTATTACACTGGTTATTGAATTAAGAGTTGGTCGTAAATCAAATGCATTGGTTTCTAGTCCAAAGGAATTACTTGTAACTAAAACTGGTGGACTTTCTCAAAATGAACAACATGCATTTAATAATATATCATCATCATTTTCTGACTATAAACTTAATATAAATCAAATTAGTACTGCTAATGGGATTCTATCAATTTCTGATATTACCTTAGCATTTATGTATTATGCAAAAAACAAAAAGTATAATACGTTAGACGGCAGCTACAGTAGCATAAATCTAGTAAATAGTTTAGATTTATCAAGGCCGGCTGGCTATGGTGACAGAGGTTTACCATTTGTATTTTCTTTAGATAAAGGCTCAGATATTCAAATTGTTGATGAGATTAGCAAAGTTAGTGTTAATAGCATGTTATCTTATAAGGACTCAGCCGCGCTTAAAGTATTTAGTACAGCTAATCCAGAAGAATTTACGCTAGATTTTCCAATTAATTCAAACGGACTCTTGTCAAGTGGAGAAGGTCAAGCCTTAACTACCATTACTCTTCCTGGAGGAACTTCACAAGGAATTACTACAACTGAAAATAATGCATATGGTGCATCTGGGCTAAGTTTATATCCATTTATTAAAAACCGAATTATTACATCAAACAGTATTAAAGAATCATTTGTTAACCAAACTGCAATAATTGGAAGTACTCTTAACCCAGCCGTAACTGCTAGTGTAGAAGGAGGTTCTTCGATTATCACGCTAAGCTCAGCTCCAGCCACCGCAATTTTAATTGGATCTGAAGTTGAAATTGTTGGATGGAGTACGCCTGGAACCAGAGTCAATTCAGTTAATGGCACAGCCGTAACCTTGTCTAAGGCAATTATATCAAATATACCAAATCAAAGCCAGCCTGCAGCTATTACATCTGGCTCAGTTGACATCTATTTACAAGCCGGCGCCAATTCAGAATTAGCATCATATGGTGATGCAACGGGTTTAAACTATAATGCGTCAAATAAAGTCTATGTAACAGGCACCGGTATTCCGGCCAATGCCTATGTAGTTAGCGTTAATAATGCTGCGCTTGATGCAAACAGCCAACTTATAACTAAAGTTACGCTATCGGCGGCTGCGACCTCAACTGGACCAGCTATTACTGTTAAATTTTTCCAAAAAAATACGGCAGCCCCTATTAATTTTTATCAAGCAGATATTAGCCATGCGCTTGCTACTCAAAACCGGGTAGCGTATTCAGGCAGTACTTTATTAAACGTTATTGATATTTTAGAATTAAAAAATAAAGCCACTGGCGAAACCGGATATACCTATCCAAATGCACAAGTGCTGGCATCAGAAACAAATTCAGCCTTTAATATTTTAGCTTATCCAGGAGATGTAACCAAGAAACTTCTTAGAATAATTAAGCAAACTATTTACAGATTATCAAATGAGTCTGGTATTTCGGAGATTTTGCCAAGCGGTGTTGTAATGAGGTCTGACTCTGGAATTGGTGAACTTACATTTACCAGTATTCCAACTGCACAAACTGTTTCAGGTGTAACAACCTTTAATCTTGATAAAATTATTAAAAGAGAATTAACTATCCCTGCTCTTGATACTAGCTATTGGGAATCAGTAAACTTTGCCCTTTTGCTTGGAGGAGAATCTTATTACAAAGGATTATTTAAAAGGTTAAGTTTCAATGAGTTTAAGAGATCAATTGATAGAGGCCGAGATAATGTAACCTATACTACATATTCAAATGGGGTAAAAACAACTAGCGAATTCTATATTGAAATTGAAGAGGCAACTATGGTTGAAAAATTAAAAATACCAACAATTTCACCAGTTAATATCCAATTGACACAAGCTGAAACTACAAGTAAAAGACAGGCTTCAAACTTAGTTGGATATACTGCGGCTGAATCATATTTACAGAATCCTGTCTTCTTAAGAAGACACGGCTCAACATATTCGCCTATTTTTAGAGAAGTTACCGCATTTATGCCAGATACCACTCTAAATTCAGAAATAGTTAAGGATGCAAATTGTAAATTTAATCCAAGCGCAAATCGATTCTTTGAAGTAAAAGGATTTGAGCATATTAAAGTTTCAGAAAAGAAAATTCTAGAGTTAGAGGGTAGCGATAAGTATAAACCAATCTTTGAATTAATTGGAGAAACTCCAATATCAAACGGTGACCTTTATCTACTTGCATCAAATTGGGACTATGGCTTCCATTTAGAATATATTAATAAAACTGATTCTATTCCAGCATACGGCACTCGACGCATAGCCGAAGATTCTTATTTTATGGCTAAACTTGCATCGTTACCGACGTCTATTGAAATCGATTCACTTTCTTCTAGCGAAATACTGGAGTTTCCATCGATTTCTGCTGACTATATTAATAGAGAGGCTGACGTTTTATACAAAGTAAACACTAGCGACTCTCAAGTTGATATAAACTTAACTAATGTTTTTGCAGCAAAGGTCTTATCATTAGGCCTAGAATCTCAAATTTCAGGCAGCTTTAATATTGATACAACTGCTAGAAATCCAGAAATACTTGGATCATACGATTTTTCGTCATACGTTAAACAATATGCAATCGAGAACATTTTACCTAACTATGCAATTGACCAACTTGTATTCTGGTACATAGAAGATAAGAGCCAGCCGACTGGCCTTGAAATTATTACCAAAACCGCAGCAGAGCGCTATGCGTTAGGGTACAAGAAACTAGAAGGAGTCCAAATAAATATTAAAGACGGACGATCTGTTCAATTAAGAATTCCCTTAAAAACAACTGGTCGATTAAGTTTAATAATTGAACCAAAAATGAAATTTATCTAAAGATGCCAGCACAATTAAATCTTAAAGAGGTTTTTACAACAGATAGCCAAGCCGTATTGTCAGACAAACTAAATTTTAACTTTACTAAGTTAATTGAATTAGGAATCGGCGATATTGGCCCAAGCGGCCCTGCCGGTGCGATAGGCGGAATCGGCCCAGCCGGTCAAGTTGGACCTAGAGGAGCAAAGGGCTCTAGAATATTTAGTGGAACAGACCAAACCACCAACACAACTGCCATTGTTGACGATATTTTTATTACAACCGGCGGAAGATTCTATACTAAAACTACGACGGCGTGGTCTCAAATATTTAACATAAACGATCTTTTAGCAGTATCGACTGAGTTCTTTTTAAATAAACAATTATTTACAATTAGTGACACTGATACTACCTTTACTGCAAGTACTAAAAAGAAAAATTATGGAATAGTAAGATTTTTAAAAAATGCTGGAGCAGACTTAGCTGTCGTCAACCCGGATGGAATAAATTATGGAAGTTCTGCATCAACTTATAATAACTCAACCCTATTTTTAAATAACTTTGATTTAGACAAATACCAAGCTAACTTTGTTGCAAACGGAAGTGTTGATGCACTAATTACTGATGTTAGTAAAGCAATTACAACAATATATTCAAATTTTGTAACCACATCAGATGAATCAGCTAGTAGATATCACATTCAATTAGGTTCTTTGTATAAATTGCCAAACGGTCAACATCAGATGAGTTTTTCTGAGAATAACCTTAGAATAAAGCACGCGCTAATAAACAATACGTCTGCTAGTCCAGCTGTTTCTTACTTTCTGTCAGAATTTAATGTAGGTGGAGATTCATCGTATACCAATTCAGTTAATGGTGCAACATCAGCCTTTAAGTTTAGAGCATCTCAAATGGATGGATCTGCCCACAATGGAGTTACACTATACACTGGAGGATCTTCTGCAATTAAAAGTTTTGCTGAAAATGACGCGGTATTTGATATAAATGGACTTTTGCTTGAACGCGCAACTGCTTCTGGTAAAACTCGGCTTGCGTTTGGAATAGACTCGTTAAACACAGCTCATATTATTACAAAAACTTCGTTTGACATTTGCGCAACTGGTGATATTTCGATTGGAGTATTTGGAACCGCATTGGGTGATACTAAACAAATTATCGCTAAGCGATTTGGCGCAACTGAAAAAACAACTGCTCTTGGTGTTGGAGGTACCCCCAATTCATCATTAACTGTATATGGAACTAAGAGTATAGCATCGGCAGTTTCCGATACCCGATATTTGGCAGACCAAGTTAACCTTGGAACAATGACCAAAAATAGTTTACCTTTGTCTGGTAGCGGACTAACCGAATTATTTGTACCAAGGCAGCCAAATTTAAGTGTTAACGGTAGTGCTGCAACAGCGGCTGGCCTCGCAAGTTATTTAGGATTTAATTCATATTTTGATGATAATGGAAATATGAACTTTACATATAGAGATGATAGTCCGGCAGGTACGTCTGGAACAGGTTCAGCTTTTATTACAACCCGAGATGGTAGCATGCACTTTGTTGCATATTCAAATGATCCAGCTCTAGTTGATACTAACTCCGGATCAAATTCAAACGAATCAGTATAAAATATACATAACACATGAAAACATTAAGTTTATCAAATATACTTAAAGCAGTTAAGTTTACCGTTACCAGAGATGGAAGAATGGCGGCTGGAAAATTTAACTATTATGAAGATGCAACAATGGATGCAGTTCTTTCTAATCCAACTTCGCACTTCATGCTTAATGGATCGCTGAGCTTACCAAATGTTGCATACTTCGGCAGTGAAAAATCAGGCCTATTGGAACTAACTAACGGTCATTATGGAGTATATGTTGGATCAACTAGTGCAATTACCGGTATTACTTTACCAGAACCTACGGCAAGTGTTTTACACAGAACCTATGTTTTAACTAACCAAAAAAGTTCTACCCTTGCTGTTAAATTTACAAGTGGAGGAACCGAAACAACTGTAGTTACACTATCGGCCCTGCCTTCAACTAGCGCGGCAATTACAACAGTTGCAAATTTACCAATTAATTCAGTTGTAGTTCAGTGTCAACGTACATCACGTGCCTTAGCTACTCCTCAGACCTATACTTGGAGAATTATTTCTGCAAACTATGCGCCAGCGGTTGGAGCATCTGCATCAGCTGCTACATATAATGGCGGTATTTTTAAAGTAAATCTTCTTAAAACAAACCTGTCGTCGATTTCATCGAGCACACTATCTCAATATATTACAATTACACTAAACGGAGCTTCGGGTATTCCGCAATCGGGTAACTCTAATCAAATTATTAGAAAATTTACAAGTGGTCAAAATGTAAGTGTATCAGTATCTTCATCTCTTCCTTCTGGATATTCGTTTTCGTATTGGCAAAAGAAGTCGCCATTACCGGTTGGTACAATTTCAGCAAGTCAGCCATTTACTCAAGAATTAGCAAATGCGATTACAGTAGACAACCTAACTATTACTGAGATTGACCTAGTGTTTAGCTATACGGCGCCGGTTACAAGTCAAACTTATACATATAGTGGCGGAGGTGGATCTTACAGTTACAGCAGTGGAGGTTCTGGTCAATACTCTGGCGGCGGCTATAATAATGAGTACATGTATTCATAGCAGTTAAGTTAAGGATCTAAGCTTATACGGGATCACCTGGCCTCTTTCTAACATGGACTTAATATCCAATAAGATGTTTGAATTGAAGCCACTAGAGTGATTCAGAAGTTTATTAGCAACAATCGTAGCTAACGCTAGTTCAAATAGAGTTTCGTCTTTAATTTTCTTTACTGAAGATAATACCATGACATTTTTCTTAGCTGAAAAATCTGTAATTTCTGGCTTAACTTGGCCTAATAGTTCGCTAAATTCGCCGTCTTCACATGAAAATTCGTTTATTTCAATTAGGTGATTTGCTTTAATCAAAAAGGGTACGCCTTTATCTTTAGTAATTTTCCAAATATGATTAAGTTTAGCTTTATTTTGTGTAGTTGCGACATAAATCGAATCTAACTTGTGAAATTTTGCTGAATTAAAGTAGAGTCTAGTGTAAGCCAGTCTATCTAACATAATATCTAAATATTCAGTAAGAACTTCTGCTAAAATGGTTGACGACATTCTTAAGATTTCCCCGCCATACTCTTCCCTGTTTCGGGTTAAAGATGCAATAATTTCCATTACGTGACGATCGTCCTTTTTAAAATTATAGGCAGAGTCGAAAACTCCCTTATCAACAATAACTGTATTTAAATTTAGGTAGTGAAATAGGATTTCGTGGAATCTAGTAAAAGATCCAGCTTTAAGATCCGCAAGATACTTTTGTTTAGCACCAAGCATAACGTAATTATAATATTCAAGGTCAACATATTTAGAATTTGCCAGCCATAGTGGATCCAGGCCTGGCACATTTAGGTTAGTCTTCATGGTGCCGAATCTTTATTGATATTTATTTAAGTTAGCGACCAGGCTAAACTTGGATAAATAAAAAGAAAGCGCCATCTGTAATGCAGACAGTTACCCTAAAGCTTATTCCGGAGACTTCCAAATCAAGTCTGACATTCAGCAGTAACTATAGACTATTTTCAACAAAGGATCCTTTACCTGGAGCCTATTCGATTACAAGTTTTACTGACGATGTTGACTTAAATGGCAATAACCAAAACTATCTAAGTAAAAAATTTAGATATTCAACAGATCGTGGAAACTGGTCTCTGTGGTACGATATTGCAGACATTGCCGCACTTGCTTTTAATAATGCTGATCTATTTGTTGAATTAAAATATGAATATAATAATACAACTAGGAATCAGCTTACTAATCCAATTGTTGTAAATGAAATTAAATTTAAAATTGTTGCAGCAGATTCTGTTCCAAGCCTATTTACACCAAGCATAGTTTGTAGCGATGAGGTTTGTCCAGCTCTTATTTCAACTGGCACCATGTCGTTTAATCCATATGCGGCAGACCAGGCCGTAAATATTTTTAAACAATTAAGCTTTAATACTAACAAATTATTTGGACATGAGGTTGTTTACTTTAAAACCGAACCAGATAGAGACTCTGCGGACTACGTGTTCAAGGAGTGGACTCTATTCAAAACAATTAGCAGAAAATGCATTAAGGTGCTTGTACCCGGAAATAAATTTCCAGATAATAAGCCTACATACGCAGAGTTTGGTGTGGATTTTGAAATGCCATTCGAAATCCATATTGATAACCAATATTTCCAAACGATCTTTGGAGCAGCGTCGAATCCTCGCAAAAAGGATTTCCTCTATTTTCCATTAACTAACAGAATGTATGAGATTCAGGGTACATACCTATATCGCGGAATTATGCAGGAGCCAGTTTATTGGAAAATTCAATTGGTTAAGTTTCAGCCAAATATTGATATGATGATGAAAGCAGAAGACCGAACTTTCTTAGATAATATTATTACAAGTACAGATGAATTATTTGCAGATCAAATGATTGACGAAGTTAAGGATGCAACAATGCCCCAGCAATTTAAAACAATTTCAACCCGTTTTGATGAAACTCGTAAGGCACTACACCCAGATCTCAAAATCAAGCAATTGACCCTAACCTACAACTATTCTCCACTAATTCAATATTATTATGAAAGTAAGAGTGTACCGAGCTTACCTATTACAGTTATACCCAAAACCTCAAATTTTACAAAAGATTCGGTTAAATATGAAGATGCTGCAACCAAATATACTTTAATTGCATATGAAGAATCTGAACTATTTTCACTATGGGCTGGCTATAAATTAACAACATATGACTTAAGTAATGGAGCGCCAATTAAAATTAGAGGTCCATATAATTCAAACGATCCACTGCTTGGCCGATATATTAAAATTGACAGATATGCTGACTCTAATTTCTTTACGCCAAACCAATTAGCGTTTGAACCAGATACAAATAGCCGTGTACATATTTTAACCAGAGACTATAGCGTTGTCTATAATGAAATTGGAAAATTAGGAGAAGACAAATCTAATATGACTTACTTTGCGCTATTTAAAATTAATGCCCTAACCGATTCAATTAGTTTTATTGATGCATACGATAATAATTTATCACAAGGATTAAAGTTAGATGGTACTTCAATTGCAATTAATAATTCAACTGATAAAAACGTTTCAATTAGGCTTGAAATAAATTCGACCTTAACTCAATTTAATACAGTTAGATTAGAAATCGATAAGTGGTATGCCATATTTGTGCCAGTATCTAGTCAATTTAAGCAAACTGCCCTAACTATATATGGATTTAATCAGGATCCAGCGAATTTAAATAATTTTAATGATATTTCTCAAATCCATAATTCAGCAAAAACCTTGACTGGTGCAAGTTCATTTAGTTTTTCAATTAACGAAAACTTTAGACTAGTATCATCACCAATTGATATTGCAAATATACGACTCTTTAATACAATGGTTCAAGAGGAGGACCATGATTTTGTAATTAGTCAGTTATTCATTAAAGATGAATCAATTTTACGTATAATTGATAACTGCCGTCCAAGATTAAATATTCCTTATATTGGTATAAACAGATAACATAAACTATGATACTAGACATTAAAAACAGGGAACAGGTAGAATCAGCACAGTTTGTGCTTACAGTTGATTTCTTTTCAAATAAATCAATTCAGCAACTTGCAGAAAAAGCCAAATCTGCTCTACACAGAGACATTGAGGTTGGCGCAACTCGAGATGCTTGGAAACCTTTACAGGAAAATGGAGCACGGCTAACCAATCTCTATAATAACGGATTTAAAATGAAGCGAATGACAATCGGTCCAGTCTACTATTACGAAGGGGTCAATGCTCTTCTTAAATCATTTAAGTTTATTGAAGATAACGGGTACACTAACGAATTGTGTAAGGTTAAAATTGATTTAGGTTTCTCTAAAATGAATGAAGGAGCAAGAATTCCTCAGCTAAATAAATTTAAATTTTTACTTAATTTTAATGAAGCTAAAGCCTTTGAATTATGGCCACAGGAGATTCGCTCAAGTAAAATCTATAAACACTCTATAAATTTAATATACCCAAAAAATAAATTTATAGCCGAAGCCGCTGTGCCGTCTGGCAGCTATTCTTCACAACTGGAATTTAGCTTTCCCAGATCAAAACAGTTTGGAATCAATTTTGACAGAATTAGTGAAGGTTTTGTAACTATAAAGTATATCGGCGGAAAGGATTACGAAAAGAGAAATACCCAAGCCGTTGAATTATTAAACCTGGTAATAGAGTCTCTTTTTTCAACCTTAAAATCAAATTCAATCTATTCAGATAGAGATCGTGAAAAAATTAAAGAGATCTTAACCGAACAAAAGTCACACTTAACTGCCTTAAAATCTTACGCAACATTTGAAACTAAATTTCCACTTATTAAATTATCAATGGATCTAGATTCAAGGCCAGAAATACTTGGTGCTAAGTTTAATCTGGTTAGGGAAAAACTTTTTGATCTGGTAACATATGGCGGACTGGTTAGAGGCCGTGTAAATTATAATTCAGAAACAAATCAAGTTGAAGTTTTAGAAGGTCGAATAAAAAATGGTTTTAATCTATCAAATATTATTTTTATGGAGTCTTCAATTCAGGCTGAACTTTCTGACTGTACACTAGTCAACTGTAAAGTTAGAAGTTCTAGACTTTTAGAGTGTACAATTTTTGATAAAAATGATATTAGATACTCAACTCTATCTAATTGCAACTTTAACCAATCTGGCGTTAATACAATTCAGCAATCAACAATTAAAGGTCAACCAAACATGCAAGTTTCAGCGGATTTAACTGAGTGTCTTGTTGTAGGATCACCACTTTCATACCACGCAACTAAAGATTCTAAGACTGAGATTGCTCTTTAAGCAAATCCAGTTTGGGATAATAAATAACTAAAACAACTGGGCCTAGATGGGAGTCTATTCTAACTTAACAAACATTACCGATTTATCTGATTCAAGCTTAAGCTCGAGTATATCGACGTCTAACCAGAATTTTGATAACTTACAGGCGGCTATCCAAGCGTTTTTAACTGCAATCTCATTTGATGAGACCAATAACAATATTTCGGTTAACCAGATTGCAGCAGTTGGTATTACAGCAAGTTCTACTATCAGAGTCGTACAAAACGGCTCTATTAAAATGCAGGTCGATGCAGATGGAGTATTAACAACCCAATCTGCCCTTGCTAACCTATTTCAAACACCTTTACTTAGATTACAGGATAATACTGGTAAGCTCGGCGCAGCTGGCCTTATTGGAGATGTTATCTATGCAAATAATACCGCTCCAGCTGGAGAGGGATTTTATGGATATACTCAAAATAACGGTTGGGTAAAACTATCTAGCGGTCAAGCCGCAAGCGGCCCAGTCGGAACAGCTTTTACTGGAATTGCAAATTCTCAAGGAACTGTAATATTTGGTGCAAGTAGTGCAACTGATACCCTTGGTTTTGAGGGTCAGGGTGGAACCACCGTGAGTCTAGATGCCGTAACCAAGAGGGTTATAATTAGCTCAGCAAATGTTTCAACTAATTCGTTTAGTCAAATTGCAAATGCACTTGGTAATATTCAATTAAGTGCAAGCGGTCCACAAAGTACATTTAGAATTGAAGGTACTGGTGATACTACTGTTGCATTTAATGGTGCAACCAATAAGGTAACTATTAACTCGCCTGTTCAAACTCCAGGTTTTTCTAAAATTGCAAGCGCAAGCGGCGCAATTCAATTTGAAGCTGCTTCTATTAATGATATAATCAGAATTGCTGGAGAGGGTGGAATTAATATTAATTTTAATTCAACTACAAAACAGGTTTCAATTGGAATTGATACGGAGGCCCTTAATTCAGTTTCAGCCTTTACTATAAGTAATGATGGAACCGATATTGCATCAACCGAGCCTGCAACGATCTTAACTAAAATGGAGCAACTTGATTTCAAGGAAGGTCCAGCTAATTTAAGTTCATCAATTTTAGCAGTAGCTGATCCATCTAGCGATAAGGTAACTGTTTTTGTAAGACCGATTTCTCCACCTACATTTTCAGCAGACGTTTTTGTAAGTTTACCATTTGGTAAAACAGTTGGACGATTTATATCTGGAGACACAATTCCCGCAGCGGGTAAAACTGCTGAAGAGGTGTTTAACCTTATTGCACAGGAACCAATTGCTCCTACCGTGTCCCTAAGTTCCTCTACAAGTATCTTATTTAATCAAACTGCAATTTCAAATGAGTTAGTCTTTACTAAAACTATTAATACACTTGGTGCAACTACAGCAACTGCTGTTTTACAGTGGAGACGTAATAATTCTGGTACATGGACTACCTTAACTTCAACTACTGGTGCAACTACATATACACACACTCTAACAGATTCGGCTTTTAATACTCAACCTTTTAATTATCAATATATTGTAACCGATAGTGCTGGAGCTACCGCAACTGCAACTTTAACAATTACTCCACAATCTTATCAATCACCAAGTATCTCATTTAGTGCCCCAGCTTCGACTCTTTCACTATCAATTGAAAGTAATCAAATTAGAGAACGCGGTAATACGTCATCTGTTTTACAGGGATCTACTTCCAGAAACCGACTCTATGTTCCAATTAGCGGATTCCAATATGCAGTTTCGTTTAATAGTGGAGCCTATGTAAATATTGGAACAGCTGGATCCCTAGCGGCAGCCGGCGGATCCTTTACTAATTTTACTGATACGTCAATTACATCATCCGCAACTAGCGCAATTTATCGAGTTTCTGTTACAGATTCCTATACAACTGCAACTGCTTCATATAACATAACTTACAAATACGTGGTATTCTATGGACCTAGTGCAAGCGCGCCAGCTAATTCAGCTGGAGTTAGAGCCCTATCTGGCAAAAGATTTACAGATGCCGGTAATACATTTACCCTAAATACAGGAGCAGTTCAAACAATATTTACAGTAGCTATTCCTGCAACAATGGCCCTAACTCAAGTATTAGATCTGGATGCACTAAACGCAAATATCACAGCAAATTATACACTTTCAACATTTAATGTTAATGATGGAGGAGGAACACCAGTTGCATATAAAATATACACGCTGACCAATGCTATTCCTTATAGCGCAGATCACCGTCACCAAATAACTATCGCATAACCATGAGTTTTACACCAGGACTTCAATTACCTTATGGTATTACACCAGTTAACCCGGTTCCAGTCGACGGGTACTCTGGGCCATATGCAACAACAGCTGAAGCATTAGCTAATATTCCACAGGCTATTCGATTCCCAACCATGCAGGTCCGAATCGTTAATGGTGATGATAATCAGATGTACTGGTTTAAAGACGGAGTTTTAGATGTAGATCTTATTGAATTTTCACCAACCAATGCTAACTTATTAACTTTTGTTGCGCATCTTCAAAATACTTCATGGTTAGTTAATGAAGCCGCTGATTTTAACAGTGGCAATAATGCAAATCCAACGATTTATGTTTTTAGAGGAAATATTTACAAATTTAAAGTTGCCTCAAGTATAGGTCACACCCTGCAAATCCGAAGCGCAAATGGCACAGCCTATTCAGTCGGCATGCCGACTAGCGGTGCCGGTACAAATACTCAAGGTAGCGGCGGCTATATCTTATGGACAGTTCCATTTGACGCGCCAGACGATCTTTTCTATGTATGTACGGCTCACCAAAGCGTAATGCGAGGACATATTCGAGTTATTCCAAGTCTGGTTGCACCAATTACTCCAAGTGCTGAACAAGGCAATGCTAATCAGGTAACATATACTTCAAATACTGGCAGTTATTCACTAGCATCAAACTCGGCAATTACCAAAGCAATTCATATAGATTCAACCGTGTGTATAAGTATAAATGGAGTAAGAAGACTCTTAACAGATTCAAATACGTCTCCTTTCTTTTTTAGCCGAACTGGTGGTATAAATCAATTATTATTAGCTCAAGTGCAGGCAGGGGATTCACTTTATACGAGGCCTGCATATTTAGAACATGGATTAGAAACCTCTGATCTTATTCTACTTGAATATTTTAGCGGGGGCACAGTTACACTTGCATAAATTACTGAACAACCAACAAATAAATAACTTAAATAAAAAGACTTTATAAACAATGGCACTAATTAAAGGTAAACAACTACAAGATACGTCAGTTTCACTAACTAAGCTGAGCGGCGCAACTGGTTCAGTTACGTTAACTACTGGTACAATTACCACACCTGCTGCAAACTTAGTAATAAGTAGCTTACCAATATCTGGAAGTCAAGCAGCAAACAAAGAATATGTCGATTCGGTTGCAACTGGATTAGATATAAAAAAATCAGTAGTGGCAGTTTATCGCACATCAGTTGCAGCAGCAGGCGGTACTCCAGCTATATCTACTAACAGCCAGCTAGACGGAGTCGACGCAGATGATGGTAACGTGTATACAGCTATTATCACACAGGCGGATATCAGTTTCCTTGTACTTGACGGTATTACCATTACTGACGGTGATCGTGTCCTAATTGCAATTTCATCAGGCGGTGTTCGCCAAAAGGTAAATGGTATTTACGTATATCAAGGCAGTAAATTAATTAGAGCCCAAGATGCTGATAACGTAACTGCAAATATTGGAGAAGTTTCTGGCGGATTATTTACCTTTGTTGAG